AAAGGTATTTTCCAATATGATATGTGGGGATATACTGAAGACCACCTATCAGGTATGTGGGATTGGTATTCTTTGAAAAAAGAAGTAATGGAGGTTGGTCTTAGAAATTCATTATTGATGGCTCCGATGCCAACAGCATCAACAGCTCAAATTTTGGGTAACAATGAATGTTTTGAACCATTTACTGCGAACCTTTATAAAAGAAACACTTTGAGTGGGGAATATGTTATTATCAACAAATACTTAATCGAAGACTTGGTAAACCTTGGGTTGTGGAATGAAAAAATCAGACTTCAATTGTTTGCTGAAAACGGTTCGGTTCAAAATATCGAAAGTATCCCTAGTGAAATTCGTGAGACATATAAAACTGTTTGGGAAATGAAAGGTAAAACTTTGTTAGACATGGCTCGTGACAGAGCAGTCTTCATTGACCAATCACAATCTTTGAACTTGTTTATGCAAGATGTCACACATTCTAAACTTTCATCGGCACATATGTATGGATGGAAATTGGGATTAAAGACTGGTATGTATTATTTGAGAACCAAAGCTAAGGCTTCGGCAATTAAAGGATTGGGTGTCGACATGTCACAACTTCAACCGATGGAAGAACCAACTGTTGTAAAAAATACAACAGTTCAAGATGACAAATTATCTGATTTAGGTGTAACTGAGGAGATGATGAGTAAGGTTTGTTCATTGGATGACCCAAATTGTTTAACTTGTTCTGCATGATTTATCCATCATTAGGTTGATAAAATAGAAACAATGTATTATAAACCCATCATTAATTTGATGGGTTTTTTGTTTGTTATAAAAAATATCAAGATATATTTATCAGATATGGCTGATGGTAAAACATATGGTTTAACGTTCCCCTTCGTAGATTCCTTCGATGGTAAGTATTTGGATTTATCCGATTACACCGCTGAAGAGATTAGAAGTAATTTGATTCACCTATTACTAACAAGAAAAGGTAGTAGATATTTTCTTCCAAACTTTGGTACTCGTTTGTTGGAATATATCTTTGAGCCCTTGGACGGCCCAACCTTTCAGAGTATCGAAGCTGAAATTAGAGATTCAGTAGAAGCCTACATGCCAAATCTACAATTAACTAATATTTCTATCACAGCACCCACAGGAGAAGCGGCTACTTTGACTGCTACTTCAGCAGGTGGTGTGATTGCCCCTCAACTCACAAGATATCAGCAAGATGTTGGTGAATATACTGCGACAGTTAGAATTGATTACGCAATTTCTAATGATGTATTCAACACTAAAGATTTCGTAATCATCAATATTTAACAATATGGCACAAAGGAGAATATCTTATACCGTCAGAGACTTCGCGGCAATTCGTCAGGAATTAATCAATTATACCAGAACTTACTACCCTGAACTAATTGATAATTTCAACGACGCATCTGTATTCTCAGTATTTTTGGATTTGAATGCGGCTGTTGCAGATAACTTACATTATCATATTGACAGAAGTATTCAGGAAACAGTTCTTCAATATGCTCAACAACGTTCTTCAATCTATAATATTGCTAGAACTTATGGACTGAAAATACCTGGTCAAAGACCTTCAATAGCCCTTATAGATTTCTCGATTACAGTACCGGCTTTTGGTGATAAAGAAGATGAAAGATATTTGGGTATCTTAAGAAGAGGGAGTCAAGTCATTGGCTCTGGTCAAGTATTTGAAAACCTTTACGATATCAATTTTGCATCCCCATTTAACCAAGATGGTTTCCCAAACAGATTGAAAATTCCAAATTTTGATACATCAGGAAATCTTATCAATTACACAATTACAAAACGTGAGACGGTAATTAATGGTATTACAAAAGTTTTCAAAAGAGTTATTACTCCAAACGATGTAAGACCTTTCTTTGAATTTTTCTTACCTGAAAAAAATGTTTTGGGTGTGACATCAATAATCCAAAGAGACGGAACTTCATATTCCAATGTTCCAACCGCACAAGAGTTTTTGGGTGTGGACGGTAGATGGTACGAAGTATCTGCTTTAGCCGAAGATAGAGTTTTTATCGAAGACCCTACAAAACCATCAGACGACCCAGCAATTAAAGTTGGTAGATACATCCAAACCCAAGAGAGATTCATGACCGAATATACTCCTGAAGGGTTTACCAAAATTACTTTCGGTGGAGGTACAAACACTGCTGAAGACCAACTTAGAGAATTTACCGCGTTGGATGTACCACTTAAGATTCAAAGATACCAAAATAACAGTATGTCTTTGGGTTCAACACCCAAAGCAAATACAACTCTGTTTATTCAATACAGAATTGGTGGGGGTGTTGGAACTAACTTAGGTGTAAATGTAATCAATCAGATTGGTGCAACAGATTTCTTTGTGAACGGACCATCAGATATCATCAACACTTCTGTAATCAACTCATTAACTTGTAATAACGTAACGGCGGCCATTGGAGGTGCTGGTTATCCTTCTACTGAAGAAGTTAGAAACTATGTGACATTTAACTTCGCAGCACAAAACAGAGCTGTAACAATCAATGACTACGAGGCAATAATTAGGAACATGCCAGGTCAATTCGGTGCTCCAGCGAAGGTATCAATTACAGAAAACAATAATAAAATCAATGTAAATGTTCTATCATATGACCCGAGTGGAAATTTGACATCAGAGGTATCAAATACATTGAAACAAAATTTGGCAACTTATTTGTCAAATTACAGAATGATTAATGATTATGTTTCCATCGGAACTGCGGAAGTTTTGGACTTAGCTGTTGATGTTCAAATTGTATTGGATTCAACTCAAAATCAGGGAGTCGTTATTTCGAATGTTATTGACAGAATCACAACATTCTTTAGTCCAACATTAAGAGGTTTGGGTGAAGATATTTTAGTTTCAGAATTGAATAGAATCATACAATCTGAAAATGGGGTTATTAGTGTAGGTGATATATCAATCTTTGGTAGAGTAGGTGGACAATATAGTTCTGCTGAAACATCTATGCCATATTCAAATCCTCTTACAAAACAAATTCAACTGACTGATAACACAATCTTTGCTGAACCAAATCAGATATATCAAGTAAGATTCCCAGCTAAAGACATTACCGTAAGAGTTAAGAATTATCAGACAACCAATTTCTCCTGATAATTTATTTTCCCACAAAACAACTTACTTTTTATAAAATAGTGCATAAACTATTTATCATAGAAAGTAATTTTTGATGTCAAAAACTTATAGAGTTAGAACCCAAGTTGGCGTAGATAGACAAATCAATTTACAGATAGACCAAGATTTCGAACAAATAGAAATCCTGTCCTTGAAAGTAACAAGTGAAGATGTCTATACAAGGATGTGTGCCGATTATGGAATAATTGTCGGTAGGGTTTTTGCCAATAATGGTTATGGTATACCAAACGCAAGAATAAGTGTTTTTCTACCTCTATCTGAAATAGACCAACAAAGTGAAATAATTAGTGCGCTTTATCCTTATACATCTATCGAGGATGTGAATGAGGATGGTTATAGATATAACCTCTTACCTTATGAACAACAACATGGTGGACACGTACCTACTGGCACTTTTCCAAGTAGAAGTGACGTTCTTACCAACCCCGCTTTAATAGAGGTTTACGATAAGTATTATAAATTTACCGTCAAAACAAACGACAGTGGGGACTACATGATTATGGGGGTTCCTATTGGGACCTACACTCTTGTAATGGATTTGGATTTATCAGATATAGGTCCTTTTTCACTATCACCACAAGATTTAGTTAGAATCGGAAGAGCCACACCTGAACAGTTGGATGGTGTTAATTTCAGGGCTGACGCTGACTTAAGTAGTTTACCACAAATTGTAAGTCTGAATCAATCGGTTGATGTAGAACCATTTTGGGGACAACCTGAAATTTGTCAAATAGGAATATCGAGACACGACTTTAACTTAGGTGAAGAGGGGATAACCCTGTCACCAACAGCAATTTTCATGGGTTCATTGTTTACAGGAAATGCTGATAAAGCACTCAAGAAGAGTTGTCAAGTACCAACTGAGTTAGGTAATCTTTGTGACTTGGAAACAGGACCCGGTGAAATTATTGGAATCAGACAAACAATATTTCAAGATACCAATGGATTGCCAATCTTAGAAAGAGCAACACTTCCAAGTGGAGGTAAAGTCATTGACGAAAATGGTGTTTGGGTAATGGATGTTCCTATGAATATGGATTACGTAACCACAAATGAATTTGGTGAACAAGTGTATAGTTCAGACCCAACCGTTGGTGTACCAACAAAAGGTCGATACAGATTCAAAATAAAATATAACCAACCCCAAAGTTTAGCGACAAACGAAGTAAGACGTGGATATTTTTTAGTACCTAACGTAAAAGAATATGGATGGTCTACATCAGACATCGACCCAATATACTCCTTGAATGTTGCTTCAACTTCTTTTAGAAATCTCAAAAGTTCATATTACTTCGGATTAGATTGGAGTGGTTATACTAACGGATTTACAGGTGGTGAATTAATCAATCGTCGTCAAGAAATTACAAATTGTGAAGATACTTTTTACGAATTTAGTTTTAATAAAGTTTACACTGTTGCAAGCCACATAGACCAATATTCAAATTCTGTTGGAAGACAAAGATTTATCGGTGTAAAAGAAATCACGGACCAAGAATGTGCGAGTGAAAACAATAGATTTCCAACAGTAGATGCGGTTAACCAAAGAAATTTACTTACAACAATAATTACCATCTATTTTTTACCAATTTTATTCAGATTGGTTCAAGTTATTTTACCACTTGTGCACGTTTTAGCATTAATTTTTCAACCTGTTGTGTGGGTTATTAATTTATTCAGAAGATTCGATAATCAATTTTCAAATCCGTTCAGGAAAATTACGTTACCAATGTTAACATTTCCTGATTGTGAAACATGTGATTGTAGTGTAGATGATGTGGAATTGAGTCCCGAAAGTGAACAATTTCAAAATTCGACATCTTTGAATGCGGATTTTTTCACATTTAGTAATTGGAATGTTGACCAAGTTTATCAAGGTACATTTGCTGGTTATGGTGCAACCACCGGAAATAATTTTGATTTACCACCAACCTATTCACAAAAGGTTCCCGTAACAAGATTCGATGGTAACGATATGGATTTCATTAACAATTTACCACCATGGGAAGTTGTAAATAAATTTAACTTGAAGTCTAAATACTTTGATACGGATAAGTACCCTGGTTCCAATAGAATTAAAGTTCAAATAGAACCCACACTGAACCCAACCCAATCACACTACGATAATGTCATGGTTTCATTTGTCGACCCGGGTTCAGACAGATATGTACCTTCAGGTCAATTAATTGGATTTCAAGAAATTACAAAGTCTAAAGACCCAAACTGTACAGGTGCGACACTCCCAAATTCAACGACTACTGGAGTAAGTGGTACTTCAACACCAGGACAGGCAATTACCATCAATTTTGCAAACCCAACAAATCCATCTGTTTCCCAATCAGTTGTTTATAATTTTCCTTCTAACCCATCTGTTACAAAGAATTATAACTTCCCTTCAGATATTGAGTATTTCCAAGTTTTAACCGCAATGACTTATACTCAGTTTGTTCAATTGAATGCTGTCAACACCTCACAGCCGAGTAGTTGTAATTGTATAAAGTATGTGATTAAAAATGATGATGGACAACCAAATAATTTATCTGTAGTTTATACAGATTGTTTGGGTAATACAACCTCAACTTCAATTGGATATACATATGACCCCACCACAGGTGATTACATAGGAGACACCGATGAGGTATGTGCATGTGGTGTACCAAATTTGATAGGTGGCGGAAACATTGTATTTCAATCGCCCTGCTCAACACCACTTAATCCAAGTTCTATTTTACAACAAAGTTTATTAAACCAACTTAATCAGACAATCAAATTATTCAAAAAAGATGGTAAAAGTGGGGCTCAAGTATATTCAAATTATCTGTCTCGATGGGTTGGTGGGGATATCATGATGGTTTTCATGGTAAGAGGTGTTGACCCATACTCAGGAAGAAAGAAAATTAAATACGATTTATCACGAATTTTTGGATTTAACACAACAAATGCGGGGTGGGGACACCGAGTTGTTGAAGGTGATTTTTATGTAAATGTCCCTGTACAACCAGGATTGAAAACTGTAAGACACAATCAAATTAATTCTAATTTGAATACTTACAATGGTAGTTACTTGTATTTTCCTTCATATCAGTATGTTGCGGGAAATGGGTATAGTTCTTACACTTCAAATTTACAGAGTTATTACTCAGCTTTAGACTCAAGCCAAACAAATGTCTTTATTCCGGACTCTAACTTTACCCCATCTCAATTAAATAACTCGTTAGTTTCGACAGGACCTTCAGGAGAACTGTTGGTCAAATCAAATA